GGCCTGGGATTTATCCATAGTCGCTATGAACAATGGCCCAAGATCAGATGGTATATTCGCCGCAAGCCAGGGCATCAATTCTATTTGTATCCCAAAGTCCCTAAGATGTAAACCGCTTAATTCTTCTAAAATTCCTACATCATGTGCACCGATACTTTGGATCCATGCGTCTTTCATAGGAGAATATTCCATTACATCTGAAATTCTAAGTGTTAAACAATCCGCAAGATACTGCGTAATTGCTAATGATCCATCTTGAATATGACGGGTAGCAGTATTTGAATTTGCAGCTGCTAATTTTTGAACACCTACTAATGCACGTTCATCTGGTGTACTACCATCACGAGCTTCATTTAATCCGGTGACATCTCTTATCATTTGTAAGTAATAGTTATACGTACTAATTAAAGATTGTATCTTATTATTACCTGAGCTGCTTGATACTTCTTGAATTGGTACTTTTCCTGGATTCATATCTCCCTCACCTGTAAACGATCTACCAATGATTGATCCTGTTTGGAAAAACATTTTCATCGCTTCTGCGGGATTATAGTTTGTACCATTACCTAAATCAATCTCAGCTAAACCATCTGCATCAATATAGATACCGTCTGGCATCATTCTAGATAATACTTGTTGTAATTTTAAGTGGGTTATTTGAATCATATTTGCAAAACCGGTAATTCTGCCTACTGTACTTTCAATAGTTCCTTTATACATACGCGGTGCGCATATACTATAATTCATCATTACTTTCTGAGACGCTGCTTTCGGCCTTACTTGATTAGTAGCTACTTCCCATTTTAATAGTTTGTTAGATCCTACTACAAATACACCTTCCATCAAAACCTCGTACGGATCAGAAACTCTTGAATAATTTACTTGGTCTTCTTGCGGTGGATCAAAACTAGAATCTCTTTTAATAGCTTTATCTGCTCCTGATGCAGTTTTCTTAACTTTATAGATATCTTCCATTACTGTTTTATATTCAAAATATAATAACTGTACTGAATTAGAATCTACCTCATCTGCGCCATTGGCTGCTTGGTTATAGTTTTGTGCTGATTGTATACCTTGCTGTTGTATTTCCCCTAATTCTTCCGGTGATAAATGCGGAAATTGTTTTTGCAAGTCGTTGACGTGAACAATCTTTAGTTCTCCTGCATAATATAAGTCACTAAAATAAGGGTCGTCAGTAGCAGACCAAACTAAATTAGACGGATCAACATACTCAACTATTATACCTTCTGTTTTTGAAAATCTGTTTTTAGCTGCCCCAATTCCAATAGTAGTTAAATCATATACTACTCGTTTAGAGATATTATTATAGCGATTGTCAGCGAATATCTTATTGATTGCTTTTTCTTCGGCTACCTCAGCTGTGTCTTTATAAGACATTTCCATATGTAAATCAAACTCATCTTGAGAATCTGGTAATTCTTCTTGGTTGTTTTCTGCCATATCAACTCCAAAAGCTTCAGCAGCAAATGCTGTTAGCTCTTTAGTATCCATATCTCTCATTATGGATTCCATATATTTAGTTCGCTTAGTCACCCCAAACTCATCTATAGAGAAGGCTTTAACTTTAAACTGTCTTTCAGATATACCGTTTACAATAATATCTACAAATTTAGGTATAATAGGAACTATCTTCCAGTCTAAATTCATATAAGATAAATCACCATCAATAGCTAACTCATCTTTATATTTTTGTGTGGATTGCTCGCCTCTTGCGTATAATCGCAAATTATGAAAATTGACTTGGTTACTAGAAAAACGATTTGTTCCAGCGTTTGTTCTAAACCATTCTTGTTCAATTGCTTGTGCAATCTTCAAACCGTAGTCGCTACTCAACTTTTCTTCGTCGGTTGCAACTTGGCTCGGGAAATAACTTTTTATAACTGACTCAGCCATATTAATTGTCTCTATTTATTATAGTAGATTGATCTCCACTTTGTTTATACCTAGCAATACCTAAGTTTATTTTCTTTACTTTTCTTTCTACAGCAGGGCTGTACAAATTCCTATTCACTGCCATACATGCTAAGCCAGAGCTTATACTTGCATCATGTGCTGTTCTATTATTAATATCGAATGAAACCCAGTCTTGTAGTGTTCTTTGAAAATACATATTTCCGAATCCACCTTCTTCCAGCGCTCCGACGTGTTTATCAATGTACCACTCCAGAGCAGATGCATGATCTTGTTTTATTTGCTCACCCGAGTTTGGTACTCCCCCAATTTCTTTTTCAGTTATAGAAAGCTTGTTCCATACTTTATCAGGCCTATTCATTGAGAATCCCCTATAGCCCCTTTTCTTTAAATGATAGAGCAGTCGAGGTTTATTATTCTCCGCTAATATTGGCATACCATAATATACGATTGCCATTAATATATCTTCAAAAAATATATCAGCGGTTGGGGGTCTTGATATATATTCTAAAAAGAATGTATGGGGTGGCGCATTTTCCATACTAAATTTAGTAAGCCCGTGCAATGCCCCATTCGATCCACCTCCACCAACTACTCCTGATATATCATAACTATCACACCCAAATGCCCCAACATGAGCATTTCCTGGGTATTTTATTCCATTTTTTACAATTATATTGTTTTCCAGGTGTTTATCGGGTGTCCAAGATATTTGAAATCTTCCTTTGGGGTTTGGCACAAATTCTACTTTTGTATCTTTAATACCATGCTCCCACTGAAAATTACCTTTTGTTACTAACCCTTGATACTTTGTACCTTCGTTATAATCTATTTGAGCGTAAAGCTTTGTTAAGTTAAATAAACTATTTTTAGCTTCATCTCTAAACGCATGCTCGGTAGATCTTGGATATTGTCTATAGAATTCGTTTAAACCATCTTGATCATCTTTTAACCCATCTACTTCATTTTCCCAATGCTCTAATACCCCTATTTCGATTACTGACCCATCTAAAGCAGTAACTGGTGTTTGTGGAGTATCAAAGACCGGGTGTCCATAAGAATCAATGAATCCTTCGAAGTTCCATTCCATAGGAATGAATAAAGAATGTAGTCCAGAGCTTGTCTGTCCATTGCGATTTCTTCGGGTGACATCAGACTGCCCCCATAATTTTTTAAAGTTGCTTCCACCCTTGTCTAATGCGTTAGAGGTAGAGCCCATCATACATTTTCCTATGATCCTACTACCAAGACGTAAACAAGTTTTTGTTACACGCCAGTTATTTAATATGTTATTAGGTTTTTCCCACTTACCAGATTCATCGTGTACTAGTAATCTAAGCTTTTCCCCATCATAACTGTTATCTCCTGTATTCTTCCAGTCAATTGTAGTGTCAAGACCTTCCATAGAATCCATCATTTCTTGCTCAGGGTTTTGTCCCCCCTTAGCCATCATACCTTTCTTAGTAAGCTTAGTTGCAGGCACTCTAAATGCTAATTCTGTTTTCGGACGATCCATACCATCCTGTATAGGTTTAAAGTAAAAAGGATAGTTAAGTGAAATAGGAACTACCTTATCCGTAAACATCTTCTTTGCATCCGCCCCTGTTTTAGATAAAATACCTAAACGAGCATCCCCTAGTTGTGTACCTTGATTAACCGCTTCACCTGAAGCCATAAATGAAAATCCAGAACGCCTGTTCTTTAGATAGATCATTCCATAACATCTAAGGTCTGCTTTACAAGCTTCCCAAAATAAATAAAACAATCTGTTTGACTCTCTAAAATCTGCTCTACCTACATCAATCTTTGAATGCTGTAAATATACCCAATGACTACCAGTGATATACGTGTCTTCCCCGTTGTTCTTAAACCAAAATCCTTCTGATCTATATTCGAACTGTTTCTCTATATGATCAATCCAACGGTCTTTAAAGAGTCCGGGTTGTCTTTCCCACTCGAATATACTCTTAATCCTAGAAAGTTCCTTAGGCTCGTCCTGTGAGGTCCAGCGTTGTTCTTTCTTAGCAGATGAATTCTTATAAACTTTTTTTGGGGCAGCGGGTAAGGCTATTACTAATCCTTGAATATCATAAAGCTCACCAATAGTACCGTCTTTACTAATAATAACCACGTCATGATCTTTATTGTAACCATACTCCCACTTTTTAGATTTGTTAAGTCTTTTAATTTTATTAGCAGGTATAGGAGTCACAACTTTATACAGTGTTTGCTCGTATCTAACCATACTATTTATTTTTCTTATTTCTTTCTGCGAAACCTTTATAAGATACTTTCTTTTCGGGTACTACTTCATTGAGCATGTCTTCTTCAGTCTTAATCCTCCCCAATATTTCAAATGCATCAAAAATAGCTAACTTCTTTGCAGCAGCAGCATTCTTTAATTTTTCTGCAGACAACTCCTCATCTACTACAGGTGTTTCAACCCCTCCTTCAATTAGTGTTCTCCCTTCGTTGGCAATGATAGGTGCTTCAGCAACTTTAATTAGTTCCTGTACTGCTTTCATTCCAGCTGCTATTATTTGCAACTTGATCTCCTTTATATCCATTGTTTATTGTTAGATTATATGACATGATTCGATATAATTTCTTACCATCTACATTAAACTCAAACTCACTGCTTGGTGTAAACGCTACTACCTCGTTAGTAACTATAGTGTCCTCTTTAGGATCTGGGTAAGCGACAATTCCCCATAAAGGAATTTCTGTGCCACTTTGAAATAATCGTGTTTCTTTAATTGGTTGTACAAAAGTAAATCCGGGGAGTGACTCCCACCCGTTTCCTTTGTCTACCATATATACTTGATCTTCTGGCGCTAAGTAGGTGTCTTCATTAAAATAAGCTCTACTGTTTTTTTCTTCACCCCGAACATCTCTAAACCTTCTAAATATATTATGATGGATCAATACTTTGTGTCCAACTTCTATTCCGGTTTTGTTTCCTATCGCAGGTGTGCTTAATACTATGGCTTCGCGATTTACAAATATATGATTTTGCATTTCTGTGTTCAAAATCAATTGCGTCCCATTTACATCTTTGGTATTATTATATCTTTTACCAGCAGGCGTAACTAAAAAATCGTGGATGCTTTTCATCATTCAAAGTCGATGTTATACTCAATAGCAATGCCCATATTTTTATTAAAGGACTTCCAACGCTTAACCTCGTTAAATTTTCTTATTAGAATTACATACTTAGTTGACTCTTCTAATATATCCGCTATAGTGTGCCCACCGTATACCTCTTGACCAACTGCGTAGTGCATGGCATTACTTTTATAGTCTGTCCCTATACTTATTTTTCTAATTAACGTCGCCATTGTCTTCAATTGTTTTATACTCACCAGTAATAGTATCTATTGATACTTTACCATATTTTAACTCAAGCTCTTGTCTCAGCTTTGTAAAAGAAGTTATAAATTGAGAGTATTCGCTTATTACACCCGCTTTGTGTACTTCTGCACGTCCAACTTCTAGGAGTAGCTCTGTTTGTTTATTTACATGCTCTTTAACTGCCTGTAAGTCTGCAGTATCTAATACCTCGACTTTTTTATTTTTTACTGTTGCCATTTAATTTGATTTTATTTAATTATTCTATTTATTAATATCACGTCAATTTATCTATACCTAAGTTATGCAAAATATTTGAGTAGAGGTATATATATGTTCCCTTCCACATTTAAATATTGAGAATATTTAGAAATCAGTTCATCCTTTTTTGCACTAGCCAAATTAGCGTCCCACCAAATATCAAGCAATATTAAATCATACTGTCTTGTTGGTATGTATGAAAAACAATCACCTTCAATAATATTAATCTTATCATCTAGATACTCAACTTGAGTAATCCAATCAATAAGTTCAACATTATTTTCTACACAGTCAATAGTTGTACAGAGTGGTATGTTTTCAGCTATGTATTGAGGTACAATTCCTAGTCCCAATCCTATCATTAAAATAGAATCAAAACTATTGTTCAATATCTCACCACAAAAACCTTCAACATAAACCATTCCATCATCAATATCGCCCTCATCAAATATCATCTTAGTGCCTACTGCACCATTCCTTTCAACTGAGAAAGAATCCTTTACCACTTCTGGTATTTTATTTGTATCAAATATCATATCTTATAATTTATTAAACTATACAATTTACTGCTGCTGTTACTACTCCACTAGAATCACAAGTTACTTGAGAACTAACAAGTGCTGTTCCCATTCTATACTTTCCTGCTGCTAATGTTACAGTTCCTGGGTCGTCTGAATAACATGTATCATTTACAACTGGTGTTGAATTTGCTCCATCATGATAGTATGTCTGAGTAAAAGCAGTTGAACATACGTCGAACTTAACTGGTTGAACAGTAGAACTAGGTACTGATGTTACTGCAACTCCACTTGTATAATTAGTTGTAATTTCAGTATGTACTATTCCACAAGAGTAAGCGGAGTTTTGTAATAGCAAAGTCTCATCAGTACTAAAAACAAACCCACCACCACCCGCTAACGCTGAGATTGAATTTGCAGTTGTATCTGAAATAGAACTTAATTCTATAAAGTTTTCATCCATTGATAGAATTAACTCCCCTCCAGACATTTCATGAAGTCCTAAACATTGTCCACCATAACCACTACTTGTTGTTGCATAATCTATCTTTGTAGTTGAGGACAAACTTGATGCACTTAAAAGCCAGGCAGTACTAACTGCATATTCACATTTAAATGTTACACTACTTGCACTTCCAGACATTGCACTTCTTTCAAATCTTAAAACATGAAAGCTCAATCCATCATCTGCCCACTCTAATCCACTCCACCTTTGTATTGCACTATTACCACTATAAACATTAAACTCTGTTCCCAATGGAAAAGTGATTGTTGTTGGTGTTGTTGGATTTGACAAAGATGATAAATCCCACGCCGTAGCTAGGGTGTATGATTTCATATATCCAGCATTTGTTGTTCCAGTATAATCTGTATATACTATATACAATGTTGTACCTGCTGAACTTATAAATATTGAATCGCTATATGACCCATCATTTCCATACAAACTACTTGTAAAAGAATCTGCTGATGATGAAGAAAAGTCATATGCCGTTGAAAAACTTCTTTGATATACATTACTGCTACCACCAAGATTATATCCTTGTAGTCCATCACTTTTAAAAAATATTCCCATATTAACAAAGATTAGTATCTGTTGCAATAGAAGAGAATTCATCAACTCCCCATATTCCATCATCAACGTGAGAGTAACCCTTAAAATTACTTAGCCTGTCTTTTACACCAACATAAGTTGGGTTAAACGTTCCTGCTGAAGAAGAAGAAAAGCATGTAGTTAAACTTCTACCACTATTTGTGTCTCCATATATTTCTGTCGTCACATCTTGTAATGTGATATTTCCTGTTCCTACTGCCATATTTATTTAGTTAATAATTTTTCTAATCTTTCTATTCTATCTTCTAATTCTGCGTTCTTAGCTATTAATAAATCTATATAAGCTACAGACTTCATTCCCTTCTCGTCGGTTCTCACAAACTCTGGGTGAACTTCTTCTAACTCTTGAGCTATAACTCCATACCTCTTTTGACCTTTATCAGATTTCATTTCAAAAGTCTTCCAATCTACATCAATATGTTTATTTTCAAACTCTTCAATATTTTCTTTTAGTCTTTCATCAGATGATAATATAAAGTTTGTAGCAGTAACCGTATTAGAGAATACTGTAACTCCCGTAGCACCAATCCACATTCTTGTAGCGAGTCCAGTTCCATTTCCTAACCTAACAGCTAGTCCACTATTTCCATTATCTCTACCTTGAATAACTGTAGCTCCAAAGAATCCAAATGGAGTATCTGTAGTAGTACCCGATGGACTACTAGTGTAGATATAAGTCCCTGTATCTCCAAGAGCATTTGCCTCCGCTTCCGATACATAAGACCTTATACTAATATCTCTCCAATTACTTGTTGTATCTGTTGCACTAATTCTTACACCATTATTTAAACCTGAAACAATGTCAAGTTTTAAATTTGGACTAGTCGTTCCGATACCAACACTACCAGTTGAGGTAATTCTCATCCTCTCGTTAGCAGCTGCATTAGCATAACTTCCACCCGACGTTTGAGTGTGAAAAGATAAAAATGCACTACTTGTACTTCCATCGTGAGCACCTTTCATATGAGCTAAATGGTCTCCATTTCTAGAGAAAGAAAACAATCCAATATCAGAACCCGTTCCTCCATCAGAATGATCTACATTTACTTCACTATTTCCAGTACTAGATACTTTTAATATTCTAGAAGAACCTATTCCACTAGTTGCGTCAATACTTCCTACAGCAAGATTTCCAGTTGTTCTATCATTAGCATCACTTCTCAAGTATTTACTTTGAGTTGAACTAGCTGTTAAATACCCAGCTCCATTTGTAATAGCATTATTATTTAATGATATATTTGCAGTTCCATTAAATGAAACACCAGCTATTGTTCTTGCTGTTTGTAAAGCCGTAGCTGTTGCTGCGTTTCCAGTTATGGTTGTTTTTAAGTCTAATAAACTAGATACAGCAATTTCATTTACTGTACTTCCACCCGCTTCATATAATATTTTATCCGTTACAGCTATAGTAGCACCATCACCAGCTGAATCAATAATATTTCCAGCCCCTGAATAGTCAACGCTTATTTGTACCGTTCCTATACCAGACCCTGTTAAACCACCAGTTCCACTAACCTCTGTAACAGTTCCAGCATTAGTTGTATATCCTGAATCGTTTGTAAATTCACTTATATTTGTGTAGGTTGTATTAGTATCAACCCATGGTACATTTACAACCGCTTGGTTGGCTGTGTTTAATTGTATTCCATAAGTTCTACTTGCAGCGGTTGTAACTGCATTTGCCGCCACAGTTTGATCCGTATTAGAAAACAGTTCAATTCCACCCCGAACAGTACTTGTAGCAAGAGGTAATGAGTAAACAGTATTGGTGTAGTTATTTGCATTTATATTAGTAGCCCCTTGGTCTGTCGTCCAATCTATATGCTCGTTACTTACAAACCCTGTAAGATCATCATGTGTGAAATCAGAAGATACATAAGTGTTTTGTGTGTTTGTATCTGACCATGGTACATTTACTACTGCTTGTCCAGCTGTATTTAATTGAATACCATAAGTTCTACTTGCAACAGCACTAACCGCTGTAGCCGCAATTGCTTGATCTGTGTTAGAAAATAATTCTATACCACCTCTAACTGTAGCTGTTGCTTCTGGTAAAGAATAAACAGTGTTTGTATAATTTCCAGAATGAATATTTGTTGCACCCTGATCTGTCGTCCAATCGATATGCTCGTTTGAAACAAAACCCGTTAAATCATCATGAGTAAAATCACTTGACACATATGTTGTATCTGTTGTGGAATAAGTTGTGGTATCTATACTAACATTCCCAGCTGCATCTGTTTTCATAAACCCAGCTGTAGCTAATCCACCAAACTTAACTGCACCACTTTTCGATAATTGAAGCCCTGCAACGTATGGTGTAAATAGTCCATCGCCAGCTGTACATGAATCAAATCTTAAGCCACCACTATCTTGTACGTGTCTCCAATATTTACCTTCTCCAGTGTAACCAGTTTCCTCAAATATAAATGGAACTGCCGCACTAGCCATTGTTAATGTACCAGTTAAAGTATCCGTAGTGTTTAGTAAATATCCACTTAAGTTTTGGTCTCCAGTATTTGTCCCACTAAGATTGTTTGCAGTAATATCTCCACTAACTTCTAGGTCTACCAGTAATTTTTTGCTTGCCATTCTTTAATATGTGTTAATAACCGCTAAGATTAATTAAAACCTTAGCGGGCTATGTAGTTAGTTTATCCTTGAACTACTATAACGTATTCACCTAAGGTTGGTGCTACGTTGAACGATACTACAACGGTAGTTGCGTTTGTAGAAGTCACTTGTGCTTCAACTTTATCAAAAGGAGTAAGTTTCCTGTAAACATCTACATTGACATATTGTCCTAAAGAGTGAGTAACTGTAGTAGAAGTTGCAGCCGCGCAATCAACTTGTACCTTTTTAACTGTACCAGTTGTAGTCGAGTATCCTTGATTCTTAACATATGCTGTTGTAGCTATTTGCGTAGTATTAGTCCCTGTTGATGCAGTTGGTGCTGCTGGAACTCCCGTTAATGTTGGTGAAGCAATATTTGCTTTTAAATTTAAAGCAGTTTGTTGCGCTGTAGATACTGGCTTACTTGCATCAGTTGTATTATCTACATTCTCTAAAGAAAGTATTGTTTTTACTTCTGCTTCCGTTATCCCTGTGTTTAAACTAGGTACACTCCCTGATGAAAGAATAGCAGGTACTCCTGTATCCGAAACTAATCCACTATAAAGTGAGTTAACCGCGTTATCACCAGTGTTTGAGCCGGACAACGCTAATCCTGAATCTTTAATTAATTTTCCAGATGCTCCATCGAAAAAAGCAACATTATTATTTGAAGCTGATGCCGGTCCAACCACTGCACCATCAATATTAGTTTGAGCTACTGTCCAGTCTGCATCTACTCCTGCAGAAGCTCTATCTACTGTAGCAATGAATAAATCGCCTATTTCAGCAACTACACCTTTATATGTTCCTGCAGTTATAACTTTATAAGACCAACCAGCGTCATAGACCACTAATGCATTAAATGCAGCTAAAGTTAAAGTACCGCCAGTTCCAATAGTTCCTTTAAAGACCATTGCATCATTCGCTGCGGTAATACCATCTACGTAAGCTTTAACAGATTGTTGTGTTGGAATTTTTGTCGCAGAATCTGATACCATGTTATCTTCATCAATAACAAAATCCATACTAGCAGTAGAAGTATCTGATTCCATTACAGCTCCTGCTGCAGCCACATTAGTTGCATCTGTTACATCAGCACTAGCTTCAATACCGTCTAGTTTAGTTTTATCCGCACCTGTCATAACTCCAGCTACTGAAGTAGTAGCAGCGGGAAGAACTGCGTTTGTACCATCACTTGATACTACAGTGTTAGTGGTTGCAGTTGTAGTGGTAGACAAGTTAGTTGTAACGTTGTGATTAATATCACTTACTTTAGTATTGTTAACTTCAACTTCATCAAATTTAGCTTTAGTCATTAAACCTGCTCTCGAAGTAGAAGCAGCCGCTAATGTTGCGTTAGTCCCTGTTGAAGAGTTAACATCTACAGTAGTATTTGTGGTTGTACCTTCTGTTAGGTTAGTTGCAACGTTTACTTCCGCACCTGTTGCTACACCATCTAACTTTGTTTTATCTGTTGCAGACATCACACCGGCTAACGATGTAGATGCTACAGGCAGAATTGCGTCTGTTCCTGTGTCAGAGGAAACTGTTACTGTAGTTCCGTTTCTAGTGAACGATAAATTTGTTACACCACTAGCGGATAAATCTAGCCATGTAGCACCGTCATAAAGATATACAGTGTCATCTACAGTATCATAGTAGATTTGACCGGCTACCGGAGAACTCGGGGCTGCCGCAAGATTCTGCACTACCGCGTTTAATATCTGATTTTTACTTAAATCAATATTTGCTAAATACTTAATTTCTGCCATTTTTTAATTTTTTAATTTGGTTTTTTTTATTTTTAAGGGTTTATTTATTAGTTTAAGTTAGCGCTCCCTGAAAATGCACCTACAAAAGTTATTGTTAACGAGTTTTGATCTATATAAGTTATTTGTCCTTTTACAGTAGTTCCGCTTGAATCAACTACAGCGCAATTAGGGAATTTCCCTAAGTTATGTGTTATTGTCCACACACTGCTAGGCAGGCCTTGATCGTGAAAGAACGCACCTTCTCCAATACGTACCCATCCACCGACTTCCTTCTCCATCTCCCAACGCTTCTCTGTTTCTTCCCAGCGTATCCCTCTCGTAGGATAAGCACCTCTATGCACGGTAATCCCTGCATTTTCAGTAGGTAACCCTGTCTGGTCACTATTTATTAATGGGAAGTTATCTTTTATTTCTACTTCGTCTGATAAATCCGTTTTAGAGCCATTTAAGACCACCAAATCCCCGTCAGATGTTAAACCACCAGTTGTGATAGGAATACCCGTTACAGGGTCGTTTTGGGCCACTGAGTCCAGCGTGCTACTCCCTTGTGCTGATTTAGTATAGTTTGCTATTGCGAAAACCCCGTCACCATCTAATAAACCATTAGCAGCAAGTACGTTCCAAGTTAAATCATTGTAGCCTGAATAGGTTACGTTAGGTACAATACTGATAATCCCAGCTATAACAAAATTGTTAGGATCTGCTACATCTACCATGATAACCTCGGTACCTACCGTAGTAAGGAGATAATCTAATATATAAGATCCTCCCGCAGACTTATCAGAGATAAGAAATGTAGTTAGATCGCTTAAGTTTGTGCCGTTTCCCCCATACCCTGCAAAAGAAATACTACCCTCATCCCTATCTCCTGCTGAATGTCTCCATCTAAAAGAAAATTGAGACGCAGTAGTTACGAAGTCAGTTTCGTTAATGAACTGTGCCATCCCTTCAGGTGTAAAGTTTTTAGTTACACTTCCAGAGGAGTCAGTTCCAATCCACTTATCATTTTGTGCTAGTAGAGTTGTTTTTATCTGGTAATTGGAAATTTTAGGCATAAGTTCTTATTTGTATTTTTTATTGTCGCGTTTCTCTAAGTATCTAGACCCAAAATATGCAGTGTTAATCATTCCCGAATTTGTTAGCAATATAGTTATCCATTGATTGTCTACATTGAAACCATTTACGTAAGAATCTAATCCTATTAAAACGAAGATTCCTACATTATATAATGCTAAAGAGAATGGCCTAACATTTTTAGCTAACCAGGAATCTGATTTCATATCCGCCTCCCATCGCTTAGTTATTTCTACTAACTCTTGTTTATCTTTATCTAACTCACCAAGTAAAAACTTTAATTCGTTATCGTCAAAACCTTCTTTAGCCAACTGAGATTCTATATTAGTAAAAGTCTCCTCCCCGGTTACTGAGTCTATAATAGATTTAAGTTGAGGTGAAATCACCTTACCTACATCTACAAGTCCTCGAAGTAAATTCCCAACAACAGTTCCCTTACCACCGTTTTTTATTAATTTTGGATTTGTGCTCATAATTAGTTTAATTTAACGCGTAGGATCATTTTTCATCCTTTCCATCGCGGTATTCATCACTTTATCGGTGTATGTCTTATTTTTATAAAAAACGTTACGTTCACTTGACGGTACGTCCTCTTCACCTAGTAAAATCCTATAAATTCTTAGAATAAGCTGTTTAGATTTAAAAGAAGTCTTATAAATAGTATATTTTCTCGATGTTCTATTTCGTTGTCTCCATACGTCTATCCAACCAGCTTTTCTTAAGCGATCCCAGCGACTTTTGTCCCAGGAGTAGATATGCATACCTTTAATGAAGTCATCTCGTGTAAATTTATCCTCACAATCTAAATAAAGAAGCAATTCTAGATCGGCTTCTTTTATATCGTAAGTTTTACAGGCCCACTTGCGAATGAGCCTGTAATACTTGAATAGTTGTATTTCTTTTATAGTGGAAGCTTCTATCTTCATCCCACTTTATTTTTCGATAGCAACTAGGTCACCCAGTTTTAATACTTTGAGGGGTTGGTCGTCTGTCCATCGGACCTCATGACCCGCGTGTCTATCATAATGAATGATGTCCCCTTCTTCGATTTGTACTGGTTCTCCTTGCATCTCTTTGATAACTCGTCCTCCGACTGAAACTACCTTCCCGGTTAGATATCTTAATTCTTTGTCTAACTCTTGCGAGAGTTGCAACCCACCTGCTACCGTGTGATCTTTTTTCTTTATTGGGTCTATTACTATGTGAAAGTTTAATGCTTGCATTGCTTACGATTTAATTTTATTAGATAATATCGCATCTGTTGAGATGATTGTTGTAATAACGCTTACTGCATTCTTTAAAGCTGTTTTAGTAACTAATACTGGATCTATAATTCCAGCTTCTACCATATTTACAATTTCGCCGGAAATTACGTCTAAGCCTGTGCCTGGAGAGTTTTGTAATTGTCCGAGGACTGGATCTGATAGTAATATATCCGCGTTAGCTAGTATTGTCTTAAATGGGGCTTGAATTGCCTTTGCTAGTACTGTTCCTTCTATTGCGTAAGAAGCATTTAGTAATGCGATACCACCTCCTGGTACAATACCTTCTTTAATTGCGGCTTTCACTGCGTACATGGCATCTTCTATTCTATCTTTCTTTTCTTTCAACTCAATCTTAGACTCAGCGCCTACGTTGATGATAGATACAGCTCCTGCGAGTATATTAATCCTTTCTTCTAATTTCTTTTTGATGTACGGGTTTTCTTCATTCTTAATCTTATCACGTACACTTTGTATTCTTTCTTCTGTGCCTTCTACTTCTGGTACTTGAATAACTGTTCTCATTGAATCCGTTACAACCTGATCAACTTCACCTAAGAATGAAATATCAATAAAGTCAAAATCGTCGCCCAAAGCTTCGCTTATGGGAGTTGCACCAGTTCTGAAAGAAACATCGTCAACTGTATCTTGTTTGGTCTTTCCAAAGCCTGGACAATCAATAACGTTTACTTTGATCACTCCCTTTACCTTGTTTGATAACAATGTTGCTAAGGGTTGTTGTTCTAACTCACCGATAATAAGTAGAGGTCTGTTTTGTTTGATACAATGTTCTAATATGTTTTGTATCTTTCTTATGTTGTTTAGCGGACTAGTTAATAACAATACAAATGGATTCTCTAACTCTGCTGTTTCTTTTTCTGTGTTCGTTCTCCAGTATTGTGACTTAATACTTGATTCGATGCGCATTCCCTTAACGGTTTCAACAAAGGTAGTTTCATCGATGCTATCCTTCATAATTACATCACCGTTTACTCCAGCTGCGCTGTATGCTTCCGAGATTAACTCTCCTAGTGGAACATCGTTATTTGCGGAAATAGTTGCGACGTCAGACAGTGTTGAACCTGTTACTTCCCTGGACATCGTACTTAGCTGAGCCACAACGTCACTTAAACCACTATTAATTTCATTTGTCAGCGTCCGGATAGTTAAGGCTGGATCAGCTTTCAATGCTGCATCACATTCTTTTATCAATGCTTGTGCTAATACAGTAGCCGTAGTTGTACCATCACCCGCTTCTTTAACCGTTAGGCTAGCAGCCTCTTTTACCAGGTCTGCGCCTATGTTCTCAATTGGGTCCCATAAGATAGTTGCCTCAGCAACAGTTACCCCATCTTTAGTAATTAAAGGATTACCTTGGCCATCTTGGTATATCACAGTTCTTCCTGCTGCACCTAAGGTACTCTTTACAGTATCAGCTAACTCATTAATTCCTGCCATTAAAGCATCTCTACCTTTTTGGCCTCTAGTGATCTCTTTGATCGTTTGGCTTGGGTTGTTAAACTCCATAATTTAATTTGATTTAATTTAATTGAAAATATACTTTGGTTATAACTATTGGTTATTATGTTATCTCTTTTGTTTTGCTGGTACTTTATAATTAGCACCACTTTCTGACTTTGTGCCTTTACCACCGTTACCTCGGTTACTACTAACTGACTTAAACGTTCTTGTTTTATGGTCAAAGTCTTTACCCTTAATATTCTTGCCTGCTTTCTTTGCCTTGCGCTGCTCCTTCTGGGAATCCCTTCGCTTAGCCTTACGGTCCGCACGGTTGGCATACCGCAGATCCCTCGCTGCTTTTCTCTTTGCAGCAGCCGCGCTTAACTTCTGTTTTGGCATAATGTTTCTATTTAGTGGTCTTTGTACATATCTATAAATCACACGCTAATATGCCTTATTAAATAGGATAGGGGTCTAAAAAAAATATGTGTCAAATATAGAGGTAGGGGGTAGCATATAGAAATTATAGGTTACGGCCCCATATGGGAAGTCGATCTGTTTAGCCCAGCCCCCCTTGGTCCGGATCCCTTACAAGGCTTTTATGTACACACACGGATGTATCTATTGGGCTTATGTTTTTCGTTAAGTATTCTTAACACGGTTAGTTCTATATATTATAGTTGTAAGAAAGTATGGTACTAGACATCTTCTAGATCAACGAGTAAGACTAAGCGAATTTCCTTAGCACGAAGGATAATATATAATAACAGTGTAAGTAATTAATATTAACAATTAAATTTAAATACAGATGGCAAAAGCAATCAAAGCAGTAAAAGAAGTAACTGAAGTACAAGTAGTAAAAACAGCAGCTCAAGTCTACCAAGAGACTATTGCAGCGATGAGTCTGGAAGAGAAGCGAACGATCTTCCCTCCAATGGTCAAGGCAAACTTTGTAGTACGCAAATCATGGTACGGGCGCAGACAGATCATTAAGTTCACAACCAAACCAACCAAAACCCAACCAGCCATGACTGTTGAATACGACCACGATATTGCCCTGGACATTATGCGACCTTTGTTAGAGACCAAGAATGCATGGCACAAGTATGGCTACTGGTCACAAAGTACTAACATCCCATTGATCTTACGTCATAGAGACTTAATGACTATACCAAAACCAGTCAAGAAGTAATATGAATAAAATTAATAACCAAATCAGGGTGACTGTGATAGTCGCAATCATCCTGATCATTTTAAGAGCAATGTGCCCATACTAATAATTAAAACCAAATACACCATGTCAAAGACTTATAAAGTACGCAACGGATTAAAGTATCAACCAGTGAAACAATACAACCCAAATGGGACTTACAGAGCAACTGAGATCATCGTGACCAAGACGATTGAAGCTGACACAGACTCTGAGATTAAAGCCCCGTGGTCCACACGCTTAAAGCTATTCGTTCAGGATCTTGGTCGAGGTGCAGCATACGCAATCAAGCGATGATACCTGGTAGTGCTGGTATGCTATACACACCACATGCTTAACTAAACACGATCAGAATAATATAATATTACTGAATAACAACGAGTATTAACTTTAATCTAAATAACTATGTTTAACACCAAAATTACCACTGAGTCACAGGCTAAGTCATTCTTAACTACTATGCAGCACCTCTTCCCTCTGCTACATCCTCAATCTGATCCTTGTGATTTCTATCATCAAGAAACAAACAAACCTGTATTTACCCAAGAGCAATGTGAATACATAGATGATCGCTTTGAAGAATGCTTCGATATAATGCCTGATCCATGCAGTTTCATACTAAATGAGGTGCGACCTAAGATGCCTATGTTTATGACACCTAAGAAACCTGATGTGCTCGCAACTATAGATGATCTTAATCAATACCTACTAGGCAATGTCACTGCTAAAGGTCTTAAAATTACCATACAAGATCTACTAACTAAATTCTAATAACCCTGGCTCACTTCGGTGGGCCTTTTTATTTTACTTTTAGTCGGTAACCTAACGGTCTAGGATAAATGCTATACACAGTGACATACGGGTGCAATGCTATACACGGTATCTAGGCGGATCAGGTGAGATCTACCAACACGTACAAGATTATATATTAATAGTGAATTTAAAATAGCGAAACATGAGTGCAAAACAGAAAACTAGGTATTATTGGAGTGAAGATACCATAACACACTTTCAATTCACTAGCAATTACCTCAACGAGATGGAACTATTAAGTAACATAGAGGAATTCATAGAACTAAACTGTGATTACTATATAAGTGAGGATCCCGAAGATGATTTCAGGGGATGTGTAGAAGACCTGTGGTTAGCAGTAACTGGGGAAATAGTAACAATCGAGGATATATAGTCAAAAAGGTGACGTTAGGGGGGTAATATATATAATAACACCCTTGTGACACCTTTTTTTAGGAAATTATGGTTTATACATAGTGAGACCTGACTTTACACCTGTCTTCTTCTTTTATCACTTTAACATTAGTATTACTTTAGAGTAAAGATCTAGTATAGGTAACGTTGTGGATTAACCAAGTAAAAACATAGAAATAAATTAGTAACCTTAAAAACCAAGTAAAACCTTATGAATCAAGTAATTATAATAAAAAATGGTAGTATCGATGTAGTAACCAATAATGGACTTTCATTGACAGAAGTTTCAAGTGTACTTCAGAAGAAAAAAGGTACAGTTATACTGTCGTTAGAATTTGAAGGAAAACAATGGTTATTCGGTAGCTATAGGAGTGGAATGGTACGTAAATTGCCTAGTAAATCGAGTAAATGTGGTGGTATTTACCAACTTAATCGAGTAATAAAGGTTAAAAAGACTTATTTCTGGCAAGGTAAGAAGTATCCAGGTGAGTTTCACGAAAGAGTATTAATTCCCGATGCTATAGATAGACTGAATTATCTTATGGAATACATAGATAGAAACTATGGATATTATTTTAGAGGAGATATAGTAGAGTTAGTTTCTCTAACTGAAAAGAGGAGAATAGAAAGTTGTTAACCCAACACAACACCGAATATATATTAAAAGTGAATATTAATTTAAAATCAAAGTATATGTCAGTAGAAATTAAGAGTTTTAAGGAAATTAAAAGAGGAAAACACAAAGGTAAAATCATAGTAGATTCTAGAGTATTTACTCCGTTCCTAATTGGAAAGATTCCTAACAAGTTTGGATTTAAGTATGATGCTAATGAGGATCAATACGGGTATTACGAGTGGTTTAATAGAAAAGGATTAACTTACATTAACGTTCCAGTATAATGGGAAGTAACATAGAAGTTGGTAAACAACCAGGATTTCACTGGAATGAAGACACTATAGAGTACTTCAAGTCTAAGAATAAACTAGGATGTGAAGGGGATTATGTCAGAGCGATCACAGACTTTGTATATAGAGATTGTACATTGGAAGACGGTGAAACTTACCAGGAATTAATAGAGGATTTAATCAGTAAAACAAGAAGATAACATGGTGCTACAAGAAATAACTACATTTCGACCGAGTTCATTTCACGGTGATACAATTAGAACAACTCCGGATAAACTAATGAGATTATGGGATGCGGTAGGTATCGAATATTACTCAAATAATGATGGAGAAGACAAAACGAATTTTGATTTCGGTGGACAAATAAAAGATATACCATTCTATGTCTATGATTGTAAGGAGTACCGTCCTTGTGCTATACACGAAACCTTAACATTTCATATAGGTGCAGAAGATCAGACTAAATCTAGATGGGCAGTAAAATTATTAGAGGAATTATTAACAAATTATTAGCATATTATGAGAAAAAATTCAGGAGTATTCGAGATTACCCAACAATTTTGTAAAGAAGATGATAGATGGGTATTAATAGAGAGGGCACTTAGTGGTGGAATCGTGGGATTAAACTTTATGCAAGGGGATGATTTAAAGTTATTCAAAGAACAGTATAGTAAGAGTAATCCAGAACTAATGAAGTTCTTCAGGATTATTCAGAAGCATCTTTACCCTAACTTTTATGCCAATGGTAATAGAGATGTTCAATTTAATATACTTAATAAGATATTTTGGGCATTTGTAGAGTATTAAACTTCCTAACACGCAACCTAATATATATTAATAGTGAATTTAAAAAGTAATTATATTATGAATATGCAAGAAGTAAAGCAGTATCTTGAAAATGAAAAGAAAAAACGTGGTCAACAACATCTTCAGGACGTTTTAGGGCGCTCTAGGGGAGAGCATATCCAACCGTTTACAGATAAACAATGGAATAAAATTCGGACTCGTCAGAAGTCTTTTTTTGCTAAAGGTAAATCTGCAGCATTTAATAGTATTTGGAAACATAATCAAGTAAAAATAGCCATATGAGAGAAATAGAATTATCCTTTGTTCAAAGGATCGTAAACAAAGTTAATTGTAAAGTAAACTTTACGAAAGAACTATGCCCTAGCTCGGGCTTGAAGAATAGATATGTAGTAACATCGCAAGAAATATTCCGCGGTACAAATCCGAGTATGGCATTAGGGTTACGTTTAAAAATAGCGGAAGCTGCAAGAAAACCATGTATATTTATTGAAAATAAATTCTACTTTAATAGTATTGGTGGGTGGACAGACCCAGAGACTAATGAGTATTATGTAGGTGCTAACTTACACTTCTATAATCTTGATTCTGCAGT